CCCACAATATTACAATTGGTTCTTTTCTTCAACATCTTAATATAACTGGAGGTTATCTCACGGCCACTATATCCTGTATGAACTTCATTTCTATTCATAGGATCACGGATTACAAATTGTTTATCCATTCTGTAACCAGCACCACCATCTAACTCAGGACTATTATAACCCGAATGAATGTGTCCATTAGGACTTTCTGTGTAAACACTCTTTAAACTGTGGCCATCACCGTCAGTTAAAAATACGGTATTCACAATCTGCAATTTGTATTGTTTCTGAAAGTGAGGAATAATCGTCATAGCAGAAATGATTGCTTCTGACAAAGGAGTTCCACCTAATTGAAACCAACTTGGTTTAAATGAATGATATTGTGAAAGTGATACTAAAGCCGATCCAGCATATGTAAATTCAGCAGCCGACATTTTACTTGATAAAACATTAAGTAATTTGTATGGATGTGTGCAGATATCTCCTACTTTTGGTTTAGGTGAATAAGCACCACGATCAAACTCAGAAGTGAAAGCATATACTTCATATGGAATATTTACCTTCTTGCAAAACATAACCAAATTGATTAATTGTTTGATTGTGTTTTCCATGTGATTCGACATACTACCTGACCAATCAAGAAACATTATCAATCCGTGTGACTTTGCACCAGGAATCACCGTCATCTTTTTAAAGATATCATCGATCATATTGTATGCGTAGATTTTATTCATGTTCAATTCACCAGTTTTGGCAATTGAAGCACGCTTCATCTGGTCAGCATTTTTACGGAGTTCGAATTCTTTTGAAAGATATCCAACAACTTTTTTGGAATCATTACGCAATTTCTGAAAACCTTTAATATCCAAACCAGTAACATTTGGATAACCTCTTTCAACAAATGTAGAAACATCTACTTTATACTGAGCCCACAATTTTTTATAACTAAAGATTGCTTCGTTTAAATCGATTGTCGGAATGTTACCATAGTAGTAAGCTCGGTTATCATTCTTGAATAACTTACTTTCATTTTTGCGATATGATTCATCCGTGTGTGAACGGATGCCATCTTCTGATCCAGATTCACCATGACCTTCAGGATTGGAACCATATTGTTCCGGTTTATCCTCATTACTATCGATTTCATCCCAATCATTATCTTGGCTTTTACCTTCTCTTTCTTCGGTATCTTCATCCCAATCATCTTCATCGGAATCTTCATAACCTTCAGGAGAAAATTCATCAAGTTCTTCCTCACCATCAGGATCAAACATGAGTTTTTTCTTCTCTTGCTCTTCCTTCATGTATTCCATTACTTCTCTGGCAACTTCGATTACGTTATCATAAGTTTCGGTAGATTCAATTTTTTCAACCAAATAACGCTCAGTAGAATTAAATTTAATATTTTGTGCAGCGCCACCTTTGGTATAAAGGTTAACACGATCAATAAAATTCATATCATTTAAATCGGTACCGTTGGTGCCGAAAAAATCTTTATCGATTAGTTCTTTATAAGCCCTAATAAACGAGGTTCGGATTCCTGGATATTTGGTTTTGATTTTTCTTTCGATACGAGAATCTTCCAACACATTCATAATGGACATTGGAATCTTTTCTTCGTATGCTTTGGTCATTCCACTTAATGGAGTGTAGAGAGCATGGCCAACTTCATGACCCATAAAAAGGTCATAAAGATAACCCGAAATATCTTTATCTAAAATAGGTACGGTTAATACACGATTTTTAACATCGAAAGAGGCAGTTTGCACATTGCGCTGTTCGATGGTTAAATTTTCAGTAGCCATTAGTTTGGCTAGTAGTGATTTAGAATGAATTAGTTCCATGAGTTCTCCGAGTTAATAATCCATTATCTCACAAATATCGCTTACCGTCAAGAAATATTTGGCCAAGTGTTGTTTTTATACAACATATCGACTATTGATACATTTCTTTCATTTTTTGATAGTTGGATTGATCTTTTTCGAATCCGGACAATACTGCCCATTTGCGAATTACTGAATCCAAAGCTTTCCAACTAGGAACTCCATCTTCATTTACGGGTGTATCTAACCAAATGTAGTGTCCAATATCATTCATGCTTCTTTCCTTCATCTTTATCAAAAATTTGTTGCTCAATCGATGCTGCCAAATCTTCGGCAAGCTTAGGATTGAACTTTACTAAAAAATATGCTACATCAGCTGCATCGATGTGACGCATATTATATAAAATTTCATCAATTCCTCGATGAATCTGATTTTCTTCCCATTGTGCTAACATAATTTCCTCATTGTATAGTAAAATTCTCATTGGATGTGACAGTTGAGCCTCTACTTTTAGCTAAACCGACTGACTCCAACCATTGTAACTCAATTTCTAGCTCTTTGGCACTCAAATTGCGCAAGTATTCCTTATATTCTTGCCATTCTTCTGTATTTAACACTATAATACCTCATTCTTTCGACCAAAACCTGCTGGATTCATTCCAGGAGTGATATAAATGTAGTTTCCTTTGTGTAAAGGTGCTACACAAGTGCCGGTGTAGTCAATTTTCTCTCTTTCGGCTAAAGTCATCTTGTGATAATCCTTCATAATTCCCGATTTTGTGAGTGCTCCTCGAAATCCTGTATCTAAACTGGCAATCTTTGGAGTTTCTCGACCTGCAGGAATAGAGGAAAGATATCCTGTAAGAGTTTTACTCTTGGATGTCGGAATAGTAGTTTTGGGAGAGATTAATTTAATCGATGCTAGCCATTCTTCGTGTTGCAACTTCTTGGCTTTTGAAACTTTGCGTTTCTTCGATTTTGGAATATAACCATAAATTAACATAACATTTCTCCATAAGAGAAACCATTATATTACAGATTACATTTGGTGTCAATGGTTGTGTTGTAAAAAAACAACATTAATACCAATACCATTTATTTTAAACGGCAGCATACCTACTTATATCAAAAATTCAAAAAAGGTTACTTTATTTTGGTAAACTTCTTTTCGATTTCTTCTTCGGTGTAAGCATCCTCATATTCCCAATTTTTTAACTGCTTTTTAATTTCGGGATGCTCCGTGGTACGCTTCTTGCTATTTAAAAAATTCTTAGCGTAACTATAATCATCTTTGTAATCTTGATCTTTTCTAAACTTACCTACAAACTTCGTCAACTTACTTCTCCTATTTCATGGTTTCAAAAGTTATGCCTCGAATTTTACTTTCTGGCATATTATGCATATCATCCGCTGAAATATAGGTAATATCAGCATGAGGATAACAAATTTTTACAAGTTTTAACAACTGGCAAATTGTACCATCAGAATCATTGAATGAGAAGATTTCATCAACACACTTCAGGTTTTTTATAATTTCACGGCGAGTGTCATACGATTGGACGTATCCACCTTCAGACCATTGCATCCACCAATCAGAATGGATTCCAACAACGAGCCAATCTCCTTTGGTTTTGCATTTCTTTAAAAATTTAAGTTCTTCTAGCGTTAGTGGATCATAGGTTCCACAAACAATAACAATTCGGTCTTTTTCGAACATTATGGTAATAGATTTGGAAATGCCTCTTTTACAAATTTATAATCTAAACCCCTAACTCCTAAATCTTTTCGTAAAATACCAACAACTACTTCGGCCTCACGGGGTTCGATTGACTCCAATAACTGCAATAACAATTGATTACGTTTTTCTGGTGTTAATTTCTCAGCATCAGGATTGTTTTTTTGAACCAAATAAAGCTTTCGTATTTCGGTTGACAATTGACATTGTGAAAGTCCAGGAATTTTATTTGTTTCTGGAATCTTATATCCCTCAGGCATATCGTGTATCAACCATTGACTATCTGGATGATAAGTTAATTGTAAAACATCCACCAGTAGTTTTGATAGGTTGTTTTCGATTACTGCCATTCTTTCTTTTTTATTATTAGCTTCTTCAAACTCATCAAACACTTCATACAGATTCTTCATTAAAATTCCTCAATCACTTCCATTAAATTCTTTAGTTTGTATTCCATGAAATAATTTAACAACTTATTTCTTTTGGCAGGTTGTGTTTCTTCATATGTATTTATAATTTTAGATTTGATATCACCAGGAATGAGCCTTAGGTCAATAAGTGTTTGGTTGCGTGAAAAACCAACTCTTGCGCTTGTATCTTCCCATTCACCATAGTTTTCAGCCAAATACTTTTCAATCACCTTTTGTGTAATTGGTTTCTGCCTTAGTTCACGAACAAAACAATCGGATGGTGAGAAAATGTTTGGAATACCATCACCCTTATCACCACGAATAATCTTCTCTTTTAACTCCAATAATGGGTCAATTGATTTAACATATTTCTTCTGTGAAGGATTGTATTGTTTAACATTAGCACCATACATTTGTAATTGTAAGAAATCTCCGTCACTAGATAGAATTAAAACTTTCTGGTGTGGTGCATAAATGGGAACTAATGTACCAATGATATCATCAGCTTCAGCACCTTCAACATCAATCACCTTGTATGGAAAGTTTTCTTTGAGTTCTATCTTAAATTTAGATAACATATCAAAAATAAGGTGCCAATCTAAATCCGACTTTTCACGGGTTTTCTTACGGCCAGCTTTGTAGAAAGGAAAGAATTCTTTTCTCCAGTATTTACGGTTATCACAACATAGTACCACTTCACCATACTCAGCTTTAAAATTCTTAATGTGAGTTCGAATGATGTTTAGTATCATGTGGCGAATTAGATTTTCATCTAGTTTGCCTTTTTGATTAGCGATTTGTGCCATAAGGCCCGCAAGTAATACTTGATTTAAGTCAATAAGTAACATAATATTTTAAAATGCCGTGTTGGTTGTTAATGAAACCCTTGTTTCATATGATTTATTGTTTTCAACCATATGTAAAACATATCCTGGAAAAAATACTAACTTTCCTTCTTCAGGAACAATCTCTTTAAATTTGAAACCTGTTCCCTTAGGTGTTATTGTCCAACCA